AATAAGGTCACTATCTTCTAGTTCTCCCAACTCTTGCATATCACCCTCAACCTGATAGATTGTGTGGTCATAGTCTGTTGGCGGTTTAGGGTCATTTACGCCTACTGTTAGTCGGATAAGTTGCGGCATATTTAGCTTGTGCCACTCGTGCGTCATTGTGTTTGTATCGTAAATAATAACGCCTGTGTCTACCCTGGATCTATGAAAACTTGTAGTAACTGGACTACCAGGGTATAGGATATTCTTTTGACAGTTTTCGTAACTGTGCAAGTCACCTGCAAGTACAGCTTCCCAGCCGCTAAATATTTCTAAGTCTACTTCAGGCTTAACGTGTGGTGGAATTTCGCCACGCACATGAGTACACAATACTTTACCAGTAAATTGTTGTTTTTTCTGTTCGTACTCTTTTAGTTTATTGTATGGGATAAAGTCCACCACATCTATAGAGTAAAAGTCATCAATGACTTGTACTAGTGGATTTAATTTATTTGTAACTTGCTTTAGATTAGTTAAAAAAGTAGTGTCTTTTTTGACTGCTTCGTGATTGCCACTGTAGATAATCGTAGGAACGGTACAGTGATTAACTAGATCAAAATAACACTCTAGTTCTTCCATATTTGGAAGTTTATCAAAAACATCCCCGCCAACTATAAACAGCTCACACTGTTGTTGCAAATTTTCAAAAGCATCCCACAACAAGTTATAGCGATTTCTGGCCCACTCAACTGGAACATTCTTCTGACCCAGTTTTATGTGCACATCTGCTGTGAATAAAATTTTCATGCTTTTATTTTATGAGACAAAAAAGCCCAGTAAGCATTACAGTTTACTGGGCCTTATTGATTAACTTTGCAGTTCGTTGACAGCTTCTTGTGCGCTGCCATCACCATCATCACCGTCTTCATTACTGGTGATCTTTTCCAACAGAGCTTTTACTTCTGCTTCTGTAGGACGGGGGAATTTTTCATCAATAGATTTTGCTGCATCGGCCATTGCACGCTCTTCGTCCGTAAGAGGACGGGGCTTGCAACGCAACACTTGTAGCGTGTACTCAACGTTAAAGGCCAGAGGACCAGTCTTAGTACGCTTGAATACCACATCCCAACCAGTGTCGTAATCAGTAGGGTCACCCAAATCTTCGGCTGCTGAAACAATCTGTTCAAACAGCTTCTTTTTTAGGTTAAGAGCCACAACTTTATTCTGCTTAGGGTCGATGCAATTTACGGAATAGCTCCAGCTGCACTTGGCATCTGGGAAATAATCAGTTACATGATCCTTTTCAACATTATCAAACTTTTCTTTTTCACGACTAAAAGCCAGGCACTCAACAGGAATGTCCTTATTATTAGTACCTTTTAGCCAATAGATATAACGTGGTAGAACTCCGCCAATTAAACGAACTGTATTTTCGCCGTCTTTGTATTCGTATGCTTCTACTTTGTTTGATTGTGCTTTTCCTTTTGTTTGCTTAAAGCTAAGTGCCATTTTTAAATTTCCTCGTATTTGAAATATATTTTGTTGTTTTTAATCGTTAAAAGCGGATTATGTTTTATAGAATCTAAACTAACATCTAAAAAATAGGATAAGTCTAAAAACTTATGGCCATAGAGTTTATACATAGCGTAATCTCTACGTCCTGCTAGTCTAATATATTGTGAAATATAACTTATATCAGTTTTGGTGTCCGCGAATAGAGGACTTGCATTCAAAAGAAAACTATGACCAACTAGGTTTTTAAGTGGTTTCACTAATGTTTTAGCGTTTTTTGGTATAGTTTTCTTTAGATAATGCAGTCGCAAAGTTTCAACTAACTTTCTAGGTTCTGACTGCGTTTTGCTTTCTAAAGTTTGAAGGTTAAAGAAAAGAGTCATATTTTGAAACTTAAGATATATTATAGCACATTGGCTAGGCGGTTACAAGTTAAATTTTTTAAACCGTCACAACTTCCCAGCCCTTGCGTAAGTATAAACCTAATCGGTCTGTGTTTTGCTTTTTATCGGCCCAACCAGCAAACTGAATATCTACTACTATAGGATCTTTTTTGCCCTCATGTGGTCTCATTATTCGACCAACAATTTGTTCTAGTAGACTATCGTTACTCATTGGCACTGCTAAAATAACACAACTTAAGATGTTAATGGAGATACCTTCAGCAAAGATTTGTCTGCTTCCAGCAATGCACATTTTTTCTTTGTTGAGGATTTGTTCTTTGGCTCGTTGACGGGCTTCAAAGTCGGTTTCGCCAGTAACCAACAAACACGTTTCTCCGACATATTCCTTTACTTTCTCTAAGAATTCTACTCTGTCTGCTACAATGAGAACACTATGGCCTTCACTAATATGCATATTAGCCAGACCAGCAATAAACTTTCGATAATTGTCATTTTGGGTTAAATCATTTATTTTTTCAACCCAAGTAGCGCCAGGCTTTAAAGTCAGTCCACTTTTAATTATGTGAACTTGCGGATTAATTGTATTAGACTGCGGTGGTTTATATACTGTATTACCAAAATAATCTTGAAATAAGATATGTTTACCGTCCTTGCGAGTCATAGTACCACTTAGTGCAATGCGGTATCTAGCATGAAATGCATCTACTGTGCCTGCAAAAGTAGTTGCCGGACAGTGGTGTGCTTCGTCTAAGATTAGTGTACCAAACTCTTTTTGTAAAACGTCAAGATTTTTAACTATAGTTTGTATGTTACCTACCACAATGGCGTGATCTTCAATATCAAATTGACCACTACCAATAATACCTGGTTTCATACCAAATAAAGTTTCTACTTCTTCTACCCACTGATCTCGTAGCGCAGTTGTGTGGGTTATTACCAGTGTTTTTTGCCCTAGCTTTCTAGCAGTGTGCAGCGCGGTAAAAGTTTTGCCCCAGCCTACTAGTGCGTTAATAAAGCAAGTGTCTGTAATTTGATCATAGATAACCTTTTGATCTTCTCGTAACTCAAATTTTGGGTTAGGAAAAGGCACAGGTACTAAAACACGTTTGTCAACTATTTCATAGTCTGTGGGAATTAGGTCTAGTCTACCTTGTGGCATACTAACTATGCCATTTAGCAAGGTTTTATAGTTACGTATAGTCTCTACACTAATGAATTTCTTACTACCAGTATCCTTATGGATTTTGTAAGTAAGAGTTTTCATTATGTGCTTGGTATGATCCTTGCCAGGATTATCTATGTATATTCTGTTAGATATAACTGCTTTTGGCATTTATACTAATCTCCATGTAGGTTTAATTGGCCGATCATAGAATCCGTATAAGATGAATCCGCCACTAATTTCTAATAATCCTGCATACTGTTCATGCGACTCTGGCGTTCGCATAGACTTAAATCTTTGAGATAGACCTTCAACTTCTAACACACACCCTAGGTGTGCCGCAGGTAAAACTTGTTTAATCCTTTTTGTAGCCAGCTTGGCGCGCGTGGATTTTTTATGTTGGAAAACTTGGCCGGTGTTATCCACAAACCAAGTAGTTGATTTTGCTAATTTTATTAAATCTACCAAAAAGTAGATTGCCGAACCTATAGGAAAGAGGCTAACCTGGCCCTTTAGGGCCAAGCGCCGCAATCCTAGGGTTGGCTTGTCGATAGTTTTGTCATCAACAATTCTATAATTACTTCGATATTTAGCAGTATCTTTGTCGCTGTATTCAGCCATATAGAATGTTAAACTATCTACAGTTGTGGGTCGTTTTTCACCCAATCTAAATACGGGAAAGTTTATTTCCTGTAATTGTATAGGTCTCGTTGAAGTGTCCAAAGCTGTAATCGTCTCCAATATCTTGGT